CACGCTCTGGCATTAAGCGCAATCCCCCTTTATTGTACGTTTATTTCAAGCTTTTGGAAAACAACTTCTTTCATACAAGATAGCACTTCTCTATATAGAATCTTCATACTTGTCACTGAAACCTTAACTGTGGAAAGTTTCGTTTACTGACGATCCCGTTATCGCACTTCGCGCACGTGATTATTTTGTATTTGTCCTAATTTTAAGCCCAAATTTTAACAGCGAATTAAGACCTAAGCTGTTATGAATAGTAAGCCTATTCAACTTAGAGAGGCAGGCTACGCCGCCTACTCTACAAGAGTCGATATTAACAAATCGACTCAAAGAGACCAACTTACCTCTATTAGTAATTGCCAAAAAGGTAATTTCTATAGACATTATGGTAATGTTAGTCTATCTTGGCTCAATAGAGTCAATTGGGATAATCTTGTCTACCATGGCCACAACACCCTAGCCATTGGAAAAGATATTATCCCTCGACATTCTGTCTACTTGACCGATTATAACCCAATTTGGATTTCTTACGCCGATATGGATTTGTCCCCTGACCGATTGATTGACAATTTGATACATCTCTACACGTCTTTACCTTCTGAAGAAAGCAAAACGACCATACCAGTACATATTTTTACTGATCAAGGATTCGTTCGCATGAATTTTGAAGCTGATTACGAAAAGAGAGTTTCATTGAGTACGTTGGCTATGACAATGAAGTTGCTTCATCACTTGGCTCAATTCTTTCCTTTAATGGTATTGAATTTACACGACCACGCGATGATGAAGGCTAAAAATCCTGTTGGATATACTTGTTCTTGTGGATTCCGGAATCGGAAAGTACCGAATGCCCTTTTCAAAGAGCTTATTGGTGACCTTTATTGGTTGGCAATGGACCACGCTCTTTTTGATTCCCCCTCCGAAGTGCCTAAGATTACCGCAATTATGGAGGGACGTGTTCGCCCCGCACGCACCCTCAAGGCACTACCCAAATTGCAACTCCCTCAAGCTCAACTCCTAGATATTAGTTTATTGGATGTTTCACCTGAATTGTCCAACACTATCTCAACTCTAGGGTCGCAATTAACTCACCTAGCTACTTCAACTGTAGAAGGTATGTCTATTCAGCGCCGTTTCACTGCCTTAGTTTTTAAACTAATGGTGGCTTGGCGATCTGGATGGGATATCCCTACTTGTGGTTTGCTAATGGCTGATTTTGTGTCTGAGCATTTTCACCATAAGACGACTGAGTTTCTGTCTGTTTTGTCCAAAATGGGAAACCACATGGGACAATTTATGCAGGGTTTGCTTAACCCGCAAGCTCAAGCAGAGTTGGACCCCACGGTAACTATGTCAGTCGCAGCACTTATTTTCATCTTAATTTCTGCGATTGTTGGATATAAGGCCGAACTACCTTCCATCTACACCGCTGTCAAAAATATGACTGTTGCTGGCGCCGCATTAAAATCAATATCTTTGGGTGTCCCGATTATAGGTTCTATCATTGAAAAAGCCTATCATTGGGTCTACAAGAAGATGTTTGGTGTACCTGCGGACTTGCAAGAGGCAGAAAGGATGGTGGAGGGAGTGGAACAATACTACTTACGAGTATCCACTTGCTTGGATTTGGCTCAGGACCATGACTACTTCGAGCATATGCATAACCGTGTACGTGTAATGACACTCATGACAGAAGGCTTGGGTTTATCAAAAGCCCTTGCCGATTCACAAGCTTCGCCCTCAAGTATAGCAGCTTTCCGAACTCATTTCCAACAGATCGAAAGACTCTATGCTCGACTAATGGGGTCGAAGTACGCTATGACTGTACGTCCGGAACCACTAGTGATTTATTTACATGGTGGGACTGGTATTGGCAAATCAGTTCTGGCCCTAAGGCTGGCGCGCGATTTGATACTCCATCTACAACCAGACATCGGCGACAGAGTGATTCAAAATATATATGCACGTAGTGTATGGCAAGAATTTTGGGATGGTTACAACCACCAACTTGTTGTTATTTATGACGACATAGGAACCATCCGAGATCAAGCTGGAAACCCGAACTTAGAATTTCTTGAAATCATGAAGACTGCGAATATTGCTTCCTATCCTTTACAT